CTCTCAACAGGAACTACTACTACAGGAACTGCAGTAGGAGATGCTACTCAATACTCTTTTGTATTGACAGCACAGGAACCAGAAATGGCTTACCAAGTAAATACTTTGGCAAGTTTGACTGGCACTGCCTTCACCAACGCCTAACACACAAAAAGGCTAACAAACTGAGGCCGGGTATTTTCCCGGCCTTTGTTTTGTCAAGTGGGTGAGATTTCATACTTAAGAAAGAATGTTAAATCTAACTCCAAATTCTACCAACAATCTGATCATCTACGCGGACACAGTTTCCGCTGGGCAATCAGTGGGGAATTTCTTTACGATAGTCTTTACCAACTCCTACTCCAAGCAGACGTTTTCTGTGGCGGCGACAGTGGTAAGAAGGAACACAAGATTTGTAGAACTCGAGGTTAATCTGGTTGGGGTAGATGGCTTAAACAATCCTATTGCAGGGGACATCTATCTTTATCCAGAAGGTAACTATGAATACATGGTGTTCAACACGAACGCCCCAACTATTACTTTCGAATCCCCACTCTCTTGTGCTGCGTGGTCTACGGATGAGGATTTCTGGAATTTTGCTTACACAGTTTGGAACGTTTGTGCTATAGAATTCGAACAGATCGACAGAGGTCAAGCATTCCTATATTCTGACGTTCCATGTGAGCGTGAAATTGAGTTCGTTCCTTACACTGGGGGTAATGAAATTTTAGACGCTATAGTCTATGTAACTAATACACCACTCTTCCAGTTTCCGTGCACAATTCCAACGGGGACAGACTACGTTGTAGAACAGAACACCACAACCTATTGTTTAACTATAACTATAGAAGATGGGGCAAGTCTAACAGTAGAAGGAGACAATACACTTACACAAACTGCAGCACCCTGGGGATACTGCTAAATTAAAAAGATAAAATGAGCAACGCAAAATACATTGTAGGAACCACAGGAGGTCAAATCAACCTTTCTCAAGTAACTTCAGTAGATACACCACCTGCTGGTTATGTGGCGGTTTACGCACAATCTGGATCTGTTTATGTAGCAGATTCTGCTGGTAACATTAACCTATTTGGTTCTTCTGGAACCTCTGGCGTTAACGGAGCAACAGGTTCACAAGGACCTATAGGTCCTACAGGACCTGCAAATGGAACCTCCGGAACTAGTGGAAGTTCTGGAACCAGTGGAAGTTCAGGAATCAGTGGAAGTATAGGTTCTTCAGGAACTAGTGGAAGTTCTGGAACCAGTGGTATTTCACAACCTGGAACACCAGGAACTAGTGGAAGTTCTGGAACCAGTGGTATTTCACAGCCAGGAACACCAGGAACAAGCGGATCTTCGGGAACTTCAGGATCTTCGGGTAATTCAGGAACATCAGGCAGCTCTGGAACTTCGGGTGTTGCAGGATCCAGTGGAACGTCGGGTAATTCAGGATCCAGTGGTACATCAGGAACTTCGGGTAACAACGGAACTTCAGGCAGTTCAGGAACCTCTGGCAATACAGGAACCTCTGGAACCTCTGGCGTATCAGGAGCAGTAGGATCCAGTGGAACTTCAGGGACCTCAGGTAATACTGGAACCAGCGGGAGTTCTGGAACCAGCGGGGTTTCTTCGTCAACCTTGGTAGTCACAAACAGACAAACAGCATCCTACAGTTTGGTTCTTTCCGATGCCTCTAAGTTGGTTGAGATGAACGTAGCAACTGCAAACAACTTAACCGTTCCTTTGGATTCGTCACAAGCATTTGCAATAGGAACCCAGATCTTGGTAACTCAATACGGAGCAGGACAAACTACAATCGTTGCAACAGGCGGTGTAACCTTACGTTCACTAGGTGGAGCAACAAAAATGAATGGACGATATTCTTCTGCAGTTCTAATTAAAATTGCTACAGATGAGTGGGATTTATTTGGTAACATAACAGTCTAATGTCTACGCTAATTCTTTCAACAGGTGTTATATCAGCGTCGGGATTTGATCCCGATGCAATTACTTTTTTAAATGCTGCGGGTATCACAGATACTACGCAGCGTTATGCTGTTAACACTGCAGTGAGAGATTTGAAAAATGCTGGTATTTGGAACGAATTAGATGCAGCCTATCCTATTGTAGGATCTACCGCAACTACACAGAAATACAATCTTAAGAATCCGTTGGATACAGACGGTGCTTATAGAATGGAATTCTATGGCGGTATCAGTCATGGCGTAAATGGTTTTGCAGGTAACGGTAGTAATGCTTACGCCGATACTAATTTTGATGTGGCATCCCTAACCCAGAACGATTCACATATTTGTTATTATCAGAGATTTAACGCAACCCCATCTGGTTCAGGTGATATTGATATGGGATCTTTTGATGAGCCAGGAACAAACGGTGTATTCTTGGCAGGTGAGATCGTAACAGATTTGGCCAGAGGTAGGATGTATCAAGGTGCTGTTGACTACACAAATTCAGATCCAAGAGGCTTTTTCTTGATTACTGCCAATGCAGATACAAGAATGTTTAAGAATGGTTCTCAGGTAGCAAGTCTTGCAAACTCAGGCACATTTCCTTTAAGCACAGGAAATATCTACATTTCAGCTATGAATAGAAACGCTATACCTTCGGCGGGTTATTATACATCAGGTAACTATGCCTGGGCATCTATTGGTAAAGGTTTAACCAATACCCAAGTATCAGATTATTACACAATCGTTCAAGCATACCAAACAACTTTAGGCAGACAAGTATAATGTTAGTAGGAATTTTAACAGAACAACAAAAGACAGAATTGGTAGGTCAGAAATTCAGACCCGATTCTTTCTTTAATCCAATCTTAGATTACTATGGAAACTGGGTAATTTCCCAAGTCGAAATAGATGAATGCATAAATCCACAATTTCTTTGGGTTAAAGATTTGCCTTTGGAACCATTCGTTCCCGGTCCACCCCCAGGTCCTACGGGTCAAAATTTCTAATCAAAAAAAGAAAAAATCATACTTATAACAAATGAGCAATTTAACCGGAACTACAATATGTGCAACCTACGGAGGTGTGCTAAATATCGGACCTGCAGGACTGACCGGAAGTCTTGCACCAGTTACTGATGGATTGGGAAACGTTCTTCCATTCGAAGTTTCTAATACTACAATCAATTTCACAGGCAATGTAACTGGTGGACCAATCGGGCCTACAGGAGCATCGGGAACCTCAGGAACTTCTGGAACCTCTGGTTCTTCTGGAACTTCTGGTTCTTCTGGAAACAGTGGTAGTTCTGGAACCTCTGGCAGTTCGGGAGCAAACGGTTCATCTGGAACCTCTGGTTCTTCAGGTACATCTGGTAGTTCTGGAGCAAACGGCTCATCTGGAACTTCAGGTAGTTCTGGAACCTCTGGAGTTAATGGTGCATCTGGTTCTTCTGGAACATCGGGTAATAGCGGTAGTTCTGGAACTTCTGGAACATCGGGTAATTCCGGATCATCTGGAACTTCTGGTAATTCTGGTTCATCTGGGACATCAGGTAACAATGGATCTTCAGGAACCTCTGGAACCTCTGGTGCTAACGGCTCATCTGGGACTTCAGGAACCAGTGGTAATAGCGGTTCATCTGGAACTTCTGGTAATTCTGGATCCTCAGGAACATCTGGAAATAATGGCACCAGCGGAACCTCAGGTGCTAATGGTTCTTCTGGAACCTCAGGAACCAGCGGTATTAGCGGTTCATCTGGAACTTCTGGTAATTCTGGATCTTCAGGCACATCTGGTAACGACGGAACTAGTGGAACATCTGGAGCAAATGGTTCATCTGGAACTTCAGGAACCTCTGGAGCATCGGGCTCTTCAGGAACCTCTGGCGTTTCTGGCTCTTCTGGAACCAGCGGAACATCAGGATTAACGGGTTCATCAGGAACCTCAGGTAATAACGGAACTTCTGGAACTTCAGGTGGAGATGGATCTTCTGGAACCAGTGGAACATCTGGCATCTCTGGAACACCAAGTCCGATAAAGCAGGTAAACACCAACACATTAGTATCCGACGCTATCGGTGCTACTGCTGGTGCAACACAAGGTTCAATAGTAATTGGGGCTACAGCTTCATCTGCTACTAACAACTCTATTGTTATTGGTAAAGGTTCTTGCGCTTTAGTAGGTAACGATCCTGCTATTCCTTCTATTGTTTTAGGTAATGATATTAAAGCTTGCGGGGGTCAAACTACACCTTCTGTTTTAGTAGGTTCTAGCATTTGTGCTACAGATGGTTGGGGTGCTATATCTTTTGGTGTTAACAACCGAGCCAATATCTTATCCATGACTTATGGTTGTGGTAACTTGGCTGGTGAAAGTACAATCTTGTTAGGTAGGAGTAACTGTGCTTTTGGACCTTATGCAGGTCAACAAGGTATTGGGGTAGGTTTCGGAAACTGCACACAAAGAGAAGGTAATTTGTTTGGACATAATAACTTTGAATGTGGTTCTTTTTCTACACTTATCGGAACGGCAAACCAGGCTAATTGCTACGAAAAATGCTTTGCTGTAGCTGTTGGTAATAATAACACTACCTCTTCTGAAAAAACCATCCAAATGGGTGGCAATAATCTTTTTGGCCCTGGAGCAACTGGTGCTATTGCAATCGGACAAAATAACGTTGGCGGAACTGATACCCCAGACCTTATTATTATCGGTAATAATAACGTTGGTCCTACAGGAGGTCAGAACAACATTATCGCAGGTTGCAACAACAGCCCAGTAAACGTAATCTACGATTCAGTTCTTATTGGTCAAGATTCTAACGTTGTTACAAGCAACGGATGTGCGGATGAATTTAGAGATGTAGTAATCATCGGTAGAAACAATTTACTTTGTGGATTTGGTGATGGAACAGGTGCAAATACAGGACGTAACGTAATCATAGGAAACGACAACATTGCTTGCGGAAACGCAAGTATGAAGTCAGTAGTTATAGGATGTGGTAACCTTTCAGGACGTGGGGTATCGGTTGTGATTGGTAACAACTCTGTTGCTTCTAACCAATTAACTGTAGCAATCGGACATAGTGCAACAGCAGGTGGTGAAACTTCAGTTGCTATTGGTTATCAGGTAGCTAACAACAACTACGGTGTCACTATTGGATACGGCGGTTCAGGAACAGGACTTGGTTCAGTTTCTATTGGTATGTTTAACCAAGCCAACACCAATGGAACAGTAGCATTAGGTTATTACTCTTGTGCAACTTGCGTTGGTTCTGTAGCAATAGGTCAGTGCGCAGTATCAAGTAATGCCGCAGCTTACGTCTTTGCAGAATGTAAAACTTCTGAAAAGGACAATACCTTACACGCTAACCACATTATTGCTTACGGTCAAGGTGCTTCTAAGTATCATGCTGTTGGTAATATTACAGGCACCACTACTTTAAATTGGGATAATGGTAATAACCAATCTGTAACTTTGACTGGTTCTGTTATTCTTGGTTTTAGCAATCCTATTGCTGGTGCTAACTACAACTTGGTGACTACTCAGGGTGGTACAGGTTCTTACACTATCACTTGGGCAGGTGTTAAATGGTTAGGTGGTACACCACCAACACTATCTACTTTAGTGGGTGATACTGACATTATTTCGTTAATGTATGACGGTACATCTTACTACGGTTCTTATACATACGCATACGCATAATGTTTGGACAATTTATAGCAATACAACCTGGCTCAACGCCAACGTCGAGTTTGCTTTTGGATGTATTTCCAAATGCAAACTCGGCATTTTCCTTACGTAAACTAAGAAATGGATACAGTGGTCCATGTATTAGAGTTAGAAGAGCATCTGATAATGCCCAAAGAGACATTTATTTTAACAGCAATTTAACTGTTGATACTAATGCTATTGCTTATTTCTGCGGAGCATCTAACGGTTTTGTTAGTGTGTGGTTTGACCAATCCGGTAACAACAAATTTCTACAGATGGATACTGCAACTAACCAACCACAAATTTACAACGGTAGTGCAGTTTTACTTGAAAGTGGTAAACCTACTTTGTATTTTGATGGTGTTGATAATTACATGGAATGCTTAGTAGATGGAAATACTGGTTTCGGAACTCCCCCTGTTTACTCAGCTGTGGTTCTTAGAGTTTTGGAAACTGGCGTGTTTGGTGGTATTGTTACCTCTAAAGTTGCTGGTGCGGATAATGCGCCAGCACAGTTTTATACTGACGAAAACGAATATGCAATTTCAGATGCTATTACTCCTGGTGTATCTACAACAGTTATTGGTGGTTATGACCTATTTACAGCTTGTTGGGAAACCGATGGTCCCGATACAAAACGTCTATTCATAAATAGTGTAAAAGAATCTGATACACTTTTCACTTATAATGTAGGCAATGTTACTGGTAATACAATGGGTCTTATTAGAGGTGTAGACACTACTTTTGGTAGGGTGAACATTCAAGAATGGGTATTTTGGAATCAGAATTTAACCGATGCCCAAAATATTGTAAGGTCAGACGAAATCAATTCCTATTACGGAATGTATTAAAAGTCAAACCATCTATTTCCTACTGGAATAGGACAGTTTTCCGAGGCATCCTCAAGGCCTAATTTAAACACTGTCGCATAATAATCTTGATGGTTTTTTAATTTATCTTGTATTTCCTGTCTGGGGGTAAGGAATTTCATGTTGTCTACCTTGTATCCTAATCGTTGTTCTGCCTCGGCAAGAGGAAGGAAAAATGTAGAGGGGCCAGCGGTGGGATTTGCTGCTCTAACATGTAAAGAGTAAGAGTCAATTCCTACAACTTCTTGGGCATAATACATTAGGCACATTGCTTTTCTGCGGTCGAAATTGTCAACCCGTTGATGCACATTTTGCAAAGTAGGAGTGTCATTTAATGCCAAGTGGAGAATAAAATGGGAATCTTTAAATCCCGCTAGATACTCTTCTAATTCGTTTACTGGTGGATTTCTGGTCCAAGATCTGGCAGCTGCGTTTGATCCCCCTGTAGACTGTACGACCAAAAGTGGTTTATCTACTCGGATCTGTGAGTTTAACTCGTCAGTTTCTGGACCCGAAAAATAAAGCAATGGTGTTTTCTGCACATTTGGAATTCTAAGCATCCCACACCAAACATCTATCAGGTGTTGTGGTCTATTTTTAATCCAACCATCGGTAAGGTAAGGATCTTGTGCTTCAACATTCCAACCAGGTTTCCCGTAATAGTCCTGCCATAAGTATGGCGTATTGAATGGAAAGTTTTTATAGATGTCAGGATTATGTAAGAAAACTTCAGGATAACCTGAAACTACCACGATTTTCGATTCCGGATTCGCTTTCTTATATGAGCGAATAACGGCAGTTGCCATAATACATTTTCCAAGTCCGCCATTGATGTGGAGTAAAAGTTTAGTGTCTGAAGGTGCTTCTTTCATAAATATGTGCTTTGACTAATATATATCTAAACACTAAAATGTTTCTTTTGCCAGTTCTCCTGGTTTTCATACTTAGCAGTAATGAGCAACACAAAACCAAATTCGACGATCTTGAAGTTCTCACAGGAGGTTCCAGATCCAACCCTGCCCAAGGTCTTCGAGGTTCGTGGACATAGTTGGGTCAATTACGGCGTGGATAACCTCTACCCGCAAAATATAGTTACCCCACTCTACAACGGATCTTCCATGAATAGAACCTGTATTGTATCTAAACAGGTTTACACAGTTGGTGAGGGTTTAAGAACCAAAGATGCTAATTTGGAATACGTTCTAAAAAGAGCAAATTCAGATCTAGAAGGATGGAACGACATCTTTAGCAGAGTATCTTTAGACTACATCACCTTTGGTGGATTTGCTCTTCAGATCATATGGGACGAAACAGGAACCAATATCGTTGACATGTATAACATGGATTTCAATGACATTCGTTCGGGTCACTACGATAAAGACACAGACCGCGTGGAATGGTATTACTATTCAGCAGACTGGACCAAATATAAAAAGGATATCTACAAACCAAAGGCGATAAAAGCATTTGACCCTAACAAGGCAGATCTTTACCCCCGCCAGATCCTTTACTTTTTCGAATACAATCCTGGGAATAAGTATTACCCAATCCCTGCATATTCTGGAGCTTTAACTGCTGCAAACGTGGATGTGCTTATAGATTCTTTCCACTGGTATAACCTACAAAATGGCTTGGCCCCGTCTTTGTTTATCTCTATGAACAATGGAATTCCTGATCCTGAAACCAGACAAGATATTTACGACGAGCTGGCAAGTTCGTTTTCTGGTGTTGAAGGAGCAGGTAAGTTTTTTCTAAGTTTTGCAAACGATAAAGAACATGGCACAGAAGTAACTCCTATAGAAGCAGCTAACTCTGACTATTACGTAACCCTATCACAAAGACTTTCCCAACAGATCTTAACGGGACACAGAATTACATCGCCCCTCCTTTTAGGAATTAAGGATATTGGTGGTGCTGGTCTTTCTAATAATAAGGATGAAATTTTGGTAGCTAGCGAACACTTCAGCCAAACAGTAATTAAGCCTATTCAGAAATGCCTGCTTAAGGTTTTCGATAAGCTTATGCACTACTACGGATACGAAAATAATGAACTCTACATCGAACCACTACGCTTGTTTAACGAAGACGGAGAACAGATCGGCGAAGCAGTAGTAGACGCAATCGAATAATAAAATTATGAGCCAAAAATACGCTTTATTTGTTTCAGAGGAAAAGCTTAAATCTTTTACTACCGTTAACCAAAACGTTAGTCCAGCTGATTTAGTTCCTAACATTCTGACTGCTCAAGATACTGAGCTTCAATTTTACCTTGGTTCTACTTTTTACTTTAGTATACAGGATCAAGTTCTAAATGGAACTGTTAATGCAGACAACCAATTTCTGTTGGACAACTACATTTCTAAGGCACTAATTCAGTGGGGCCTAATGAGAAGTTTGCCTAATCTTAAATACAAGATTTACAACAAATCGGTTCTTTCTCCTACTGCAGAAAACGCTGACTCTATAACTTTAGAAGAACTTCAGTTCCTTCAGCAACAAGCAAGAGATACTGGTAACACTTATGCTACCCGTATGGTGGAATGGATTCAGCTTCACCCAGCTGCTTACCCCGTTTACTTCTCTCAAAGGGTTACCGATGGTATGATGCCAAGTTACGCAGATCCTATTTACGGTGGTCTAGTAACTTCTTCTATGCCTTATGCTTACAAAAAGCGTTATGGTATGTCAAGACAGTTTCTTAATGACGGAATGTCTGGTTGCTGCGAAGGTCTATTTCCTAACACCTACGTCAACACAACAGTATTCTAAATGAACCCTGTAAAAAAGGTTGAGGTTAAGTTGTCTAAGGCCTATAGGCCTACCGAGGCTAACGAGGCTAAGCTTAAAGTTTACCTTATGAAGTTCGGGGAAACAAAACCCTGATCTTTTTGTATATTAAGTGAGGGCCAAAACCATTTGTGCTTGAATCGTAATTTTATATTTACCGGTCCTCACTTTTTTTTCAGTCCCAGGGTTTAGCCATCTCCCTGGGACTTTTTTTTGTTCAAGAACTATAAACTTAGAATGAGATTCTTTCCGCACACTAACTATTTTGACTGCTTAAGTCCTATGTTGGAAGATCATGAGGAGGAGGTTTTTTTCAAGCATCCCCAACACGATTTCTACTGTAACCAAGTAGGAGCTTTATACTTTCCCGACAAACTTAAAGCACAGACCAGACAGTCGGGGCAGTGGAAAATTATGGACGAGCAAAATATCTTCTACATTGTTCTTGGAATTAAAGAGCGTATAGTTAGGGAATGCTATGATGGATTTTCATACAAGGGTTATTCTTTTTATCACAAGGATGGAAATCCCTACAATCTTACTTCGGAGAATGTTATTGCTTTAAGTAAGGGGGATAAGGATAACAGCAAGTTTAGAAAGCAAAGAAGGTATTTCATAATGGAAACCCTTAAATACATGAATTCGCGGGAGCCCTATATCGTTAAACGAGGTTTAGATCCTATGGTTTATTGGGAGGCTATGCAACTGCCCAAATGGGTCATGACTGAATACAGACTTTACAAAGGCAAACCACTTCCTAATATCAACGGAGAAAAGAAAAAGTATATGAAGGGTGACGATCAGATGATTGTGCTTAAACAAATCTATGACATGAAACAGGCTGGAATCTCATGGAACGATATCATGGATCAGCTAAACATTAAGTCTAAATCTGGGTTTTGTTACCTGCTCAAAAAAGCAGAAGCCACTTTCGATATATAGTGCATGGCACAATACACAATCGGAGGATATGATGGTCTTTGGGAGATAGTTTCTGGATACGAGGCAGACAACGATATCATCGTAGTTTTCCAGAATCTAGGGAGTGGAGTTTTCCTAGAAGTGAACATTTGTCCGTTTGAGTATATGATAGATGACAAACTAAAATTCAACCAATGGGATTCGTAATAGAAAAACTAACAAAAAAGAATCACAAGCCCGAGGGCAATTATGTGATCATCGAAGGGATCGAGTATCAGATCTATGAACTATCAATTTCTGCCTCAGGCAAAGTCTGTATGAAAATTTGGGATCCTGCACGTAAGGAACACCAGATTAAAAATCTTTGCACCATTGAGGAACTTGTTAAAGCAACTATGCCGGGCGTCGGCTTTATAGAATATTAATGGAAAACGAACCTATCTTACTACGTGTCGACTCATTCATTTGGGAAGATCCTAATCTTAGTTACCCAGAAAAGATTATTATTAATCTGATTCTTTCTTTTACTTTACGTGGCGAGTGCTGCACTCTTAGCGACCAATGGATTGCTTCTAAGTTTGGATGGCAGCCTGGTTTTGTTAAAGACGTAATTGGACTCTTGTCTACAAGAGGGCTAATAGTCTTAAGTGAAGAATGGGGAGGTGTCAGAAATTTAAGCATTTATATTCCTGGAAAGGATAATCCTTGTCAAAATGTTTTCACAGTCGACGGAATAGAAGTATAACCATTAAGTTTTGACCACTATCGAAGAATTTGTCCAAGATAACTACCAGCCCCTCAAAGAAGCAGCTCAGAAAATTTCTGGGAATGATCCACTCTTTGAGGAGTTATTACATTACACCTTGGACGAATTTCTTAGAAAACGTGACGTAGCACAAATTATTGATTCAGGGGGTGGCAGATTTTACTGTGTTCGCATTATGATGACCCAGTGGAAGTCTGTCACAAGTCCCTTTTATCATACTTATAGAAAACCAAGTTCAGATATTGACCTTGAAGAAGTCTCTGACTTGGCAGATTATGATGATAACACTTTGCACATTGCAGACAGAATTAAAGAAGAACTTGCAGTTCTACCATGGTTTGATCGTAAACTATTCGAGGTTTTTCTTACAGAAGATCACACAATATCCTCTTTGGCTCGTGCCACCGGAATACCTCGCACTTCTATCTCTCTTAGCATAAACAGAATTCGTAGACACATTAAGAAAAATATCTAATGCCTAAATCACGCAACAGAAAAAATCACAAACAGAAGGCTGCAAACCATAAAAATAAGTTGGTTGCCCGCCGAGCCCAAGTCAAAAGACTTGTTGGAGAATTAGAAACCGAATTTGCTAAATTAGAAACACCTGTTTCTACTGTGACCAGTTCAGGAACCTTTCTGACTCCAACCCCTGAAATAACACAATCGTATTATGATAACCTGGAAATTTGAAAACGGGACTATAGCATTTAAGTCCCAACCCCAAAACCTTAATAGAGACATTTCCAAAATGGCTCACGCAAATAACATTGGCGCCACTACTAAAATTACAATCATTGATGGAAATATTAATAACACTTTACCTGCAGATGTTTCTGGTGGCGATGGCGATACCAGCATTACTCCACAGCCAACCGTATCAAAGCGTTCTAAGAAGACTGCCACTTCTGAACAGGAAGCCGTTCAGTTGCCCACAGTGTCTGGCGACGTGGACAATGTTAATCCTGAGTCTGACGTTGTGGAACCAAACAATAGTGATAGCAATTCTTGCTGGGCTGGCGACTGGTTTGATGGCCAACGAGTTTGATAAGATTCACAGTAATATTTTCTAATATGACCTGGCAAGATCTAATCAAAAACAATTTACATCTGTTTAAAGAAGCTCGCAGAGCTTGGAACTTAGATGAACTGGCTATTGCTTACCAGATAGACAACCTAGCAAACGGAACCAATCACAAAGATACCGGGTGTGGGATGTGTCGAAGATCGGTCATAACCCGATGTCGTAAGCTTTACGAGTCACTACCTAAAGACTAAGTTAAGTCCGGACAAAAAAATGTCCGGATTTTTTTTGTGGAAACAATTTTTTGGAATTCAATATGATATATAAAATAAAACAATTATATGAACAGAAATTACGAAGACGTGCTTAAAAGGTATTCTGATCCTGAAGAATTCAGATGGATTCCAGGATTCACAGGCTTTTACCAGATCTCTAACTATGGTAGAGTTAAATCTTTCAGAGGTAGAAACCCCTACATTCTATCGCCTAAAATTACCCAGGCCGGGTATTGGTATGTCCACCTATCAACGGGCGCAGAAAAGCACATGCCCAGAACCAAATCTATCGGTGTATCACGAATGGTTGCAGCAGCGTTCCTGCCTAATCCAGATAACCTGCCAGAGGTAGATCATATTAACAACCAAAAGTGGGACAACCACATCTCCAACCTGCAATGGACAGAGCATGACTTTAACTGTCGTAAAGACCAGGCTTACCTTTACAAGTGTTGGAATGTAGCCAAGCCAGAAGAGATTATCTGGCTGGAATCTAAAAGAGAAGTCGAAAGACGCCTAAATAAATCTTACGGATGGTTGGCCTACCGGTTAATTAAAGATGGTAAACCTTCCCGTGATGGTTGGATCGTAGAAGTTAGACGTATGTCAGGATCGGAAAAACAACGCTGGTAATTATTACATTTACGAAAAAGATGGCAAATCTACTACTCTCCGTTAACTCGTTGTGGATGCATGATCCTGAATTGGATCTGCTCGACAAACTCATCGTCTCTTACATTGCAAACTGGGAATCGCGTGGCAACGTCTGTTTTGCCAAAGACGACCTGTTTGAAAATCTGCTAGGCGTTTCCAAGGATGCTGTTTCGTTCTCCCTGATTAAGCTGGAAGAGAGAGGCAGGATAGAACAGATCAAAGGCATCGGAGGCAGGGTGCTTAAGACTGTTAAGAAAGAAATCGTTCCAGTTGTCCTGCCCGAAATAGACATATTCGAAATTTAAACTAAACACAAATAACTATGCAAAATTACACTTTACTTTCTACAAGAGAGCAACTTGATTTCCAAGACGACTGCGATGCGGCTGAATTAGAACTGTGGCGCAATTTCCGCCTGCAGATGGAAGATAACGAAATTATGAATCGTATACTCCAAGACGAATTCCAGAAGTTAGATGCGGATCTATTGGACGCACGTCAAGAACTAATCCAAGACATCCAGTTGCGCAAAGCAGAACAAAATAAATCGGAGGAGAATGAAGGACTATAAGTTTTCATATTTTTTCAATCCAGAACTAGGACCTAAGAACACTCAGCCCAAGGGAATTAAAACTCTTGGGGAATTGTTTGAACTGGTTAAAGAAGCTCCATCACTGAAAGCGTTAGTCACGCAATACAGAGAAACGGGAGACACTAAGATTAAAAGTAAGCTTCCGTTCTTTACCCCGTGCGGAGTTATGTCTAAGAAGAACGACAAGACGTTCATTTCTGAGAGTTCGGCAACATACAACTGGGTCGTACCGTTTGACATTGACAAGAAGGACAACCCTGATTTATCAGATAAAGATTGGGAGGATTTGTTTGTGAACAAGATCAGTGCCAATCCCTGTGTCCTGTTTGCCTTCACTTCTCCCAGCGGCGGGATCAAAGGCTTGGTGGTAGCAGAGGAGAATTCCTATCTTTGGTTTGTAGGTGAAAGATCAAACACACCTAAGGTGTTTAAAGAATTCCACTATCCCTACCTCGAAAAACTCTGGGGCGTGAAACTGGATTCAAGTCAGAGCACACTGACTCAATCTATGTTCTTAAGCCACGATCCTTATGTGCACTGCAATGCAGAAGCCTTGCCTTTGAGCCTGCCCACCGACAAAGTTACCATGCAGAATGTTATGCTGTCGGAAGGCATGGAAGACATGGACATCTCTTGGTTCCTCAGCAAGTGTCAGTATACCCAACACAACATCTGGGAGAACGTCAGCAAGCATTTTTGGTTCCTAGGTAAACACGCCGGCGCTGGTATTATCGGTGAGGAAGTTTACGATAAGATGGTAGCGGCTTTTAAGAAAAATCCGTACCCCAAAGATCACAACGACGGCATCATGAAATTCCGCAGGAGTTGGGAGAAGGGCAAACAAGAACCCATAGATCCAAAGTGGTTCCAAACCAAAAAGACTTTGGATGCGGCGCGGCAGGAACTACGCAGATTTACCGTGGATGACAAACTACCTTTTGTGAGAGTAGGTGCGAACTATATTAGGATCAGATACAACATCCAAGATGACGGGGTGGAGCTCAGAGAATTTATCTCGTGGGGTAGGCAGTCACTCATAGACGACTACGGAACTAAAGATATTCTATATCAGATTCCAAAGTTCGATAAGTTTGCCAACAACGCTGACTACTTTCCTAAATCTGTAGACGGCAGGGACTTCAATACTTTTGTGCCTTTAACCTTCCAACCGACCAAGGGTGATTTCCCTACCATTAAATTGTTCCTGGAACACATCTGGGGAACCGGTGAAAAACTGGAAGAGGCCTATGACTATCATAAGCTTTTGCTCTGTAACCCAAAGCAACTCCTGCCCATCATCTGTTTGGTGAGCAAAGAGCAAGGCACGGGTAAGACTACATACTTTAATCTTCTGTCTTACATCTACCGGGGCAACACTGCTATCATTTCGGCAGAACAGTTTGAAGACAGGTTTAATCTTAGCTACGCACTAAAGCATCTGATCATGATCGATGAGGGATCTTTCGATACCGAAAAGAAAAAGGTGCAGAACAAGATCAAGCAATGGACTACACAGTCTATGGTTTCTGTAGAGGAAAAGTTTATGCCTCGCACAGACGTAGAGTATAACGGAAGAGTTTTAATAGCTACCAACGCCGAACTTGATTTCTTTAAGATTGAAGATTCTGATGTCAGATTTTGGGTTAAGAAGATAAACAGGTTTGATAACTTCGATCCTAAATTCCTTGACAAGATGAGAGCAGAGATTCCATACTTCACACAGTTCCTAATTGACAGAGAAATGTATGTCAGTAAGAGTGAAGGTAGATTTTACTTTGGGACAACCAGAACTAGAACCGAACAGTTAGATCGTATCATCGAAAATTCCATAGATCATAACTTGCACTTCCTCCGTGAGAACTTGGCTAACTGGTTCGTAGAAAATCCAACAGAGCCAGACTTCACCTCAAGACTCGCAGACATCTGTGACTGGATAAACAAGCCAGGTCAAACAAAGTATATTCAGAATTTGCTACTGAAGATGGGAGCAAGTCAGATTCGAACGACAGCTGTTAACTGCCTTGGAATGGATAAGTCTAAACAGTGTCAACGCTGGTGGAAAATCCCTAAAGTCTCAGTTAAAGATCTGTTAGAGGGCAACGCCATTGATTCTGTCGACACTAACGACAATAAACTCTTCTGAGAAAATGGATTTGTCGTTGGTTTTGTCGAAGGTAAAAACCTATCTAACAATATCAAAAATGAACATTATTACTACTATTATATTATTATTGACAAAATCGACAATAATAATTATATAGTCATATAGTTAATCGTATTATCGTATTGGGTCCTGTTACGATGATACGATGATGTTTGTAATAGAATAAAAAGTTCAGCCGTCGATGGCAAATTGTCGAAGCATGAAAACAAAGAACCTAAAAGCAAAACTCATTTCCTACCTTCTGGTGGATTCCTTAACCTCTCGAGTGTCTACCAAGACCAACAAAGAGATAGCCCAAGAACTCGGATGCGAATCCCAAGACGTCCAGTGGTGGCTGAACGTGCTCATGATCGATAAGCAGATTCATGTGTGGGAGGAAGAAGGGATCAGAAAGATATCCATGTTCGAAGGCAGATAGCGAAACACAGGTCCTAGGGTCTTGGTATAACCCACATGCCAAGTGGAAGATTACGAAACCCAAATACCATTCAAGGAAAATCTCAAAGCAAGATTTCTTTGAACGCAGACTTCCAGATCGTCAAAGATCTGGTGATCATCTTGAAAGAATTAGAATGGAGTCAAGTCTCAGACAAGTTTACCCTAATATTCGGAAAGGAAGAGGCCCGCTTGTTTTACTCACGCAGGACTGGCACCTTACAGTTATATTGGGTTGGGTACGGACATCAAACAATTCAGGCACCCCTGGAACAGTTTAAGAGGGTAGAAGACATCCTACTCTGGATAGAACTTTTAAAAGAAGTTGAAATCACAGAACCCGAACCTGACGAAGAGGAAGAAGAGGAAGATGAACTGGCAGATCTAGATCCGTCAGATATCATTGATAGGATCTTCGAATAAAATCCTCAGGTCCCCAACTGCCAAACCCGGAAGTGAAGTCGGGAGTTTTTGTCACATTTCTGGATTTTCATATATAGTTGTAAAGAACAAGACTTTACAACATGTCATTCCAACCAGGACAATCAGGAAATCCCAAGGGTCGACCATCAGGTTCGGCCAACGAAGTCTCCCGCCGTATCCGTGAAACATTCGCTAACCTTCTAGAAGGTCGGGAAGATGAACTTCACGAAGCCCTCAATAAATTAAAAGAAAGAGATCCGAAGGCATATCTCGAGATGTATGTCAAGATCTCACAAAGGTTTGTCCCCGAGGTTAGTAGGGCTGAACTGACTGGGATGGACGGAGAACCTTTCCAACCCATCAATATTGTTCTACCTACCAAGCCCACTGATGAATAAATTCTACCTTATTCCTCCACAGGACTTAGATCCTTTCATAGATGCTATAGCGCACGGCGGGGAAGAACACAGAGAGTGGTTAAAGGAATCAGTCTATAACTATTTCTTTTACAATCGTCCGATCACAGAAGCACGTGGGATTATGAACCTTAACACTGCTTTCCAGCAGGAGTTTAAGTTACTTGAGAAAAGATTATCTAAGAATGAACTGGATAACATGAAAAGGAGATTGGCCCAGTATGAGTAAGCAGTTCAAGTTCTTGGATGCTTACGCACCCATCTTCTACAAAGATAAGACTTACTGGATCATCAGTGGCGGAAGAGCTTCAGGAAAATCCACCAATGTAGCCGGATACTTCGTTATGAAGTTAATGTCCCCGGAATACTTTCGTGGTGTCATAGCACGTTATACTTCTCGTGCCTTAACCAACTCTATCTACCGAGACATAGTAGATCTGATAGCCGATTGGGGCTTATCAGCCTACATCGAGGTTAAGGGAGACGAGATAGTTTCTAAGACGACCAACAACATGATCATCACACACTCGATGAAGTTGGCTGAGGGAACTATGTCAGCGCGGGGAAAGGGTCTGGCCAGAGTAACACATCTGCTAATAGATGAAGCAACCGAGTTACCATCCGAGGAAGAATACCTGAAGCTCATAGACTCTTTCCGAACCAAAGGGGTGGAAAGAAGAATCTTCTTGCTCTTTAACCCAACCTCAGTATCCCACTGGATCTACAAAAGGTTCTATCTCCCAGACGGGAAGCCGAACCCCAAGTGGACAGACACCCATGGATACATCCACACGACCTATAAGGACAACGAAAATAATCTGGATCCATCCAAGGTCAAGGAATGGGAAGATGCTTTGTTTTCCGATCCCGAGTATTACTCCCACCACATCTTAGGTAAGTGGAGACAGATCGGGGAAGGAGCAATCTTTACTAACTGGAAGTTCGAGTGGACTCCAGATCCTGAGTGTGAAGAAGTATTTGGTCTGGACTTTGGGTTCGCCTCGGATCCGACCGCTCTTATCCGTATCCTCAAGAAGGACAAGAAGATCTGGGTTCAAGAACTTCTCTATGACCGAGGCCTAACTACCGAGGATCTTTCGGCGAGGCTTGAGGCCTTGGGGCTTAACAAGAGGTCAAGCATCTACGCTGACTCCGCAGATCCCAGATCGATCGAGACCCTTAAGAGATTGGGCTGGACTAACGTTCGACCCGCCCAGAAAGGTCCGGACTCTATCAGGGCAGGCATAGACAAGATCCATACATTCCAAACCTTCGCCCACCCAGGGTCGGCAAACCTAATCGAGGAATACTACAACTACTCTTATAGGACAGGCACTGACAAACCTATTGACTCTTATAATCACTTGTGTGATGCTTTACGTTATGGTGTCATGTCACTTCAGGAAGGACCAAGATACGCAGTGCAAGGCAAACCCAGATCAGCTTACGAGGCCTGGTAAAATCTTCCGATAAAACAGTTTAAAAACATACTTACAATAAAAGACCTACAATGGCATTTCAACCAAACTCATACAAACAAGTTATCGAACTGATGCAGTCGATAGCTTTAGATCAGATGGCAGTAAAGCAGTTCCAAGTAGGAATGCCTAGCGACATCGACGTGGAAATGGACACCAACCCATTCCAAAGATTTCCATTAGTCTTCTTAGTTCCCCGAACCTCTACGATGGACAGATTCGGTAAGATGGTCTTGGGATTCGACCTGATTGTATGTGACATAGCTGAAGACAACGTAGAAGATCTTCAGATCAACCGTTATAACTCTACCCTTTTGATCGGACAAGATATTCTGTCTAAGATCATCATGACAGACTGGAACACAGTAGGCATCGAGGTGGAAACACCAGTGACTATGACTCCCTTCCAGGAACGGTTTAATAACAACCTAACTGGTTGGACTTGGAACATCAACATAATCGTTAAGTCACCATTTAACCTCTGTGACTCCGCCTTCAACTAATGGATCCAATCGTTAAAGAAGCAGCGTATACTGTAGCCCGAATCATGGAAGCAAACATTCGGGCTCAAGCACCCTCACAAAAGGTGGCGGGCGGAACTACAGTAATGCCTGTTTTCGAAAACGATGAAGTTAGATTCGAAGTAGTTTTAGAAGAGAAGGTAAAGTATGGAGTCTTCTTAGATTCCGGAACCGAAAGGGAATACAAACCCAATCCAAATGCGGCTTGGAATCCCGCGCCGGGCAAAGGCGTAGATGGAATTAAGCCTCGTTACTGGACTAATATCGAGGATAGCCTACAAGTAAGAATGGCACAGATCATCGAGCAGGCTATGACCCAAGCAATGGAAAACAAGATCGATAAAGAGCTTGAAAAAATATGAAGATAGAATTCAACATAAACGACAGAACCTATAAGATTGAGGGTCTGACAATCTACGACCACTATCACGTGCAGAATGAAATGCTGTTGAATCCCCACGCCTCTTTTGCAGTGGTTTCTTATCTGTCAGACTGCGAAGAAGAACTTCTCCGCCAGTTAGATGTATACGAGTGGAACGGGTTGTGGACAGTTGTCCAACAGTTCCT